TCCAGCCCAAGCGTTAGAGCCAGTTCCAGCGGTTTTCTTGATCCACTTCACCGCTCCGTTTTTAGCCGTTGTATCGGTATATATTGTACCAATATCTGCATTTAGAGCATACGGGAAGCCTTGGCCTTTTAGCTCTGTGCTTGTGCCAGTTCCAGATCCGACTGATCGTTTCAGCTCTTCCAAATCGTTCTTGGTAGCAAGCGTGCTAGTATCAACCGTTGGCAATTTTGAGCGTGTGACGAATGGATCACCGCCGTTTTTTAACTTATCATCGATCAAAGCGTCCAGACCTAATTCAAGGTGTTTCTCTTTGATGTTGGTGGTCATTTGAGATTGTAACGTAGCGTAGGTTGGAAACAGCTCGTAAGCTCTTGTTCGTGGTAATAAGCCGTTTTGACTATTTTGGATATTTCTGATGTCATACCCAATAGCTTCTATAGCTTTTTTCAATTTATCCATTCGCTACCTCCTTAGAGGGTATTTTTAGCTGTGGTGTAAATTTGCACAAAGTCAGTATTTTCTAAATCAGTAAATTTCTGGCCGAGTTCTGTCATTTTAGACACGATAGCGCTATCTGGATTCTCGCCAGCTTTTATTTTATCTGCGATTTCTTTGAGCGTGTCCAACTCTTCGGGTACACCCTCGCCCAGAATAGCAGTTTTTACACCAGCAATAGCCGTCTCTAACTGCTGCTGAGTGATCCCGCCTTGGCCGATTTCAGATTTCTCTGCCTTGTTTGCAAGTGTGGTTTTAATTTGTTTGATATCAGCCCCGACAGCTTGTGCGAATTGAGTTAATTTTTCTGTGTTTAAAGTCATAGTATATCCTTTCAAATTTTAGCTAGATTGTATAGTACAGTTAAGTCTGGCAGTTCTTCTGCTTGAGGGCCGTTTGGATGTTCTGCGATGTACTTGTCTATTTCTGCTTTAACATCATTCTTCATAAGTGTTAAGATTTCCTCTGTTGTAAATTCTTCTGCAGATTTCGTGACTTCCAGCCTAGTGCTTCGATCGCTTGGGAAAATATAGCCATCGCAAACAACTTCAACGAGATATGATCCAATCGGCAATGCCTTTTCGATTTTAAAAGTAACTTTGGATTTGTCCACTGTACTCTCAAACGTTGCCTTTCCTTTTTGGTTAAAGATCCGGATTGTGGCATTTTTGCCATTTAGATCATTGATTGGTCGCATTTGCTCGTCCAGTAACTCATAACCAAACAGAGAGGCAGAGTCGCCTTGTTTGACGACTGCCCCTCCTTCAAATTGCTTTAGATTGGTAGAATTAATACTCATAATTCACCTCCTGTTTAAGCAAATGAACCAAAACTATTAATTCTCCGCCCGTTTTCTGATTGCCCAACTGCGACATATCTGCGATTACCAGACCCTGCGATGTATGTGATCCAGATGTATCCATCGTTATCAATCCAACCATCATAGTAAATTTCTTGGCCTGCTGTGTACGTTGCCACAATCTCACCAGATAGACCAGCAGAGGCACGTACATTCAGCGCAGAAACTTCGACTGTGAATGTGCCTGTCTCCTCGTTAAATGCGCTAGAATCGACTGTTAGAGGTTCTGATGGCTCGACAGCATTTACTTGTGCTGGTTGTCCGTCTACAGGGAAGTAAAACCAGCCTACAATACCGTTAAAATCACGGGTATTATATCGTGCTGGGCCACCCACGTATAGAGCATCTGCGTTACCGTCAATATTCTGTTCAATTGTCCGCATGGTATATCCGTCACTATCTTCGATGACTAACCCTGTGTGGCCGTAAGAATGACCGTAGATGTAAGTGGTATCCATCACGAATACAGCACCAGCTCGTGGTTTACTATCGAGATTTCCCTCTTGGTTGTATTCCACCTCATATCCAAGGTCACGGGCAGAATTAAGTAGATCAATCGCATTTCCCCAAAGAGTTTTGCCGAAAAAGTAGGTAGAGATCGCATTAGGTAGTGCAGCACACTGCATACCCCACTGGCTCATAGATACACCCGTTCCAGCATCTGCAAGACCTTCTGCATATCCTAAAATATCATTTAAAGTAGCCATTACTGCTCCTTTCTAAAATCAAAGGCTACTATCCAAAAATAGATAGTAGCCAGTAAAAATATATTAATCTTCGCTAGGTTCTTCATATCCTAACGCACGTTCTGAGTCGCTTAGTCCAGCAGTAGTTGGATCGTTAACAATTCCGACCAAAACGAAGAATGCAAACAACACATTGACGAATACCAAGATTTTGTCAATGGTTTGGCCAAATTCCAATTTAATGCCAAAGATATCCGCAAAGGCTTGAAATAGCAATGCAAGCGCTGGAACGATTGCAAGCCAAAAGTTTTTATTCTTCAAACGTACAGACCAGTTAATTTTATTCATAATGTTACCTCTTAATTATTTTTTGTTTTGAATTAATGCTTTAAGTTCCTTCATATCCTCGCTCAAGGCTTTGACCTGCTCTGCGAGGATCAATAGAGACTTATTCTGTTCATCGTGGTTATCAAGTCGTCTAACTGCTGTCAGGCGGAAATCACGCATGTTTTCAATGTCTTTTTCGATCACGACCATGCGTTTTTCTTGTGCCACGACACTTCCTTTAAAATTACCGTAAATTCCAAGTAAGATCCCGACAAATCCGACCATCATCGAGATATCTTCTGGTGTAAAGTGGATCATAGATCACGCCCCTCTCTAATTAAAGTGTTGGTTGTGGTGTAGCTGTAGCCACTGGTTGAGTTTCAAGGTCACCAGAAGGTTGTCCTGGCTTCTCTTCCTTCTCTTCTTTTGGTTTAGTCCATTTCCAGATACCAATCTTACCATTTTGGAAAAGGCTGTTTAATTGATCCAAGGTTTCGCCCTGATAAGTAAATGGTTCGGTCACTTGGATCATGACACGCTTGCCTTCACCAAATGCTTCTGTATGATTTGGATCTTCGACAGTAAAGATTTCTTGTGGTTGGTAAGTTTTACCAGATTGACCAAGGTCTACCAACTCAAGACCACGTTTAAATACAGTAGGATCAAGTGGATTTTCAACATCGGTCACACGGGCCAATACATTCCATTCTGCCACTTCTTTGATCTTCTGGATTTGGTTCGCTTTTTCTTCGTTATCCTTAGTGAGAGCTTGAATCTTGGCGATAGCATCATTGTTAGCTTCGACAGATTTGTCAAGCTCTTTTTTGATGGCTACGACTGCGCCAGATGTATCCAATTCCATGCGGACGATGTTCAATACTGCTTCGACCAATGCAGCATCATCTTCGGTCATGCGGTTTGTTGGCAAAATTTCCTCAAAGACACGGTACGGGAAGTCTTGCTTGATTGCTACCTTGGTAGTATTTGCCACTGCATCGTATGATTTAAATTGTACTTTATAATCCATTATTTATTTACCTCGTTTTTGTTCTTGATTTCTTCAAAAAGATCCTTCAAGTCCTTATCGGACTCTAGGACAGAGCGATAGCTTTCAACTTCCTGAGCAAGTTGCACTACAAGTTTCTGTGACTCAGTGAGACGAACCTTAAATTCAGCCTCATTGATTGACTTGCTGGCAAGTTGATTTGCCAGTTCTGTGATGATTGCTACATAATTATTTTCGTTCATTAAAACTCCTATCTGTAGTTGTATTTCGAAAGGACACTACCGATGTGACTTTGAGCAGCACTATTTTTGAGATCCCAGCCATATCTTTGTAGGATGCCAAAACATGTGAGCAGATCCCATAAATAAGCTCCAACGCTTCTATGATTTCCATCTGCTGTGTAGATCATTCTAAAGTCAGATGCAATTATTTCGGAATATGTTGTACCATTTAGCGGTGCAATTCTAGGTTTACCAGCATTTTGAATGATCCAACCTTGCTTGTATTCACTGTGTTGTAAATACAATTTATCTGCATAAAACTTAGTATAATCTTCAACATTTTCATTCGTGCTGTTGTAGATTTCAATACCACTAAATGTCCTGTTCCCACTATTTTCCGTACCATCACGGTTTGACCCGATGATGGTTTTCGAAAATCTGTTCCCGTTTTCGATATGCGTTCCATATCTAATAAACTGAGTAGGAAAGTTGTTGAAAACACGTCTGATAACTGCTGTGTCAGTCAACATATTCATTGCACTGTTATCCAAATCAAATACTAGAGCTCTAGTATTTGACTCTAATCTACCACCTTTAATTCGCTCTGCAGAAAAATCAATCGAAGCGAGTTGCGTAATAAAGGCTTTTTGCGAGATCAGTTCTCTGATAAATGCTTGATTAGCAAGCAGTTTCTGAATTAAAGCATAATCAACTTGTAGCTTATCTGCTGTCACTGCATTACTAGCCAAAATTGGTGTAGTGACTGATCCTGCTTTCATGTGCCCAGTTTCCACACTTTCGCTTGCGATATGACGACCTAAAATGGATCCATCAACTACCATGTCCCCTTTTACTTTAATCAATTTTGCAATTAAAGCAATGGATTCTGGCTCTTGTACTAGCAAGGAACTGATGGTTCTTCCACTAATTTCCTTACCAACACCAAAACTAATCTGCCCAGGAGTGATCTGGATATCCGTTTTTCTCAGCATGTCACCCATTTGATTGGTGATTGTCGTAAATTGTCCATTTACTGTCTGTTTGTATTCAGCTAGTTTAGTTTCAATCACGGATGAGCCGTCATCTGTTGGCGGTTGGTAGGTTCTCTTGATAGAACCTTCATACACATCAATGTCCCCAAAATAGAGGCTTGCTGGCTGTCCGTTTGAGGTGCCAGTGTTGTCAAATCGCAAAAATGCTTCATCGTAGTCTTCGGAGTTGACCGTGAAATAGTAGCGTGTGATTCGATCTTGTGGGATAGCGATCTTGTCAGCAAGAGTGAAAACTTTTGAAAAGTTTGCCGTCTCGCTTTTTTTTCGTGCCAAAAAGTAGAATGTGGCATTTTTAAGATTGTCTGATCCAATTGCATCAAATGAAATTGTGTATGTGGTATTCCTCTTGATGTTAAAGCGTTGGGATGCTGCTGCTTTAGTAGTGTCACTTGCATTTTCAATCTTAAAGAGTTTTCTGGATTCATTGTAGTAGAGTGGATTAGTTGAAACCGTTACTATTGGAATCAATCCTGGGTCATAATACCCCCAACCTTCTACATTTTGGGGATTACCGCTGTTTCTTAGCAGGTTCTCTCCTGCTTGCACAATTTCATCGAATCTTCTTGTGATTCCAGCTACATCTTCCGTATATTGAGACTTGGCAACATATCCTTGTTCTAAAATCTGTCTGGTTGATTTTACAGCGTCCACAGCAGCCTTTTCAGAGTATGTCAACATGCGCTGTTCAAGTTCACCACTTGGACCGGTCTTTGTCTCTAATTTAGTTAATTGAGTGGATAGGCCTTCAACTGTCTTCTCAAAAGTGGCCTGTGCTTGCTCAACTAGATAATTTTGATCTTCTGGAGCAGGCTGCCATATACGGTCATTTGTCCCCTCGTAGAAGTCAAGTTCAGTCAGAAATAGGCCACCCCATTTATTTGGGTTATTTTTTTCATATTCAAATTGAAGGTAACCGTCATCAAAAGTTCCAACATTAAATTGGAATGATTTTTTGATTGCTCTATTTCCATCTAAAACAGGTCCATCTGTCCATCTTGGTTCCCCATCGTAGATTAGCTGTTTTTCTTCAAATTCAGAGATTGAGCCTTTTCTACGTTTGCAGAAATACACTTTGAACATCTTAGAATTGTTGTCAAATCCTAAAAAATTCAATGTATAATCTGCGTTTTGCTTTACAATAAAGCGTGGGCTTTGGACGACTGCACCAGGACGAAATTCAAACATCCTCTTCTGGCCATTAAAGTAGAACTGATGGGCTGTGAATGCTAATTTGTTATTAGCTTCTGTCCAATATTTTAAGCCCTCATCTGCTCTTGAGTTCCTGAGCATGTTAGGGCCGCCACTAACTCCAATTGTGGTGAACTCTTCTTTGATACCATTAACTGTCTGTTCAACATAGGAGCGATCTGCTTTACCAGTCGTCACATTGGTTAGGTCAGAAATAGCTTTTTCAGTGGTCTGTTCAAATCTGGATTGTGCACCTTGAATGCCAGAAAATTGGCTTTGTGTTTGAGCTTTGAAATCATTGATCAACCTCTGGATGTCTGCATCGCTGGTCTTCAATTGATCAGTAGTAGCTTTCAATCCTTGCATCTTCACTTCAATGCCATTGTATTGAGCTTTGAACTCTTCTACAATTTCATTTTTATTTGCTTGGTTTGCTGCTGCGATCTTCTGAGTGACTTGTGCTGAGATTTCTTGCTTGACTACTTCAGCTTGCGCTTTGGCTTGTTCGATCCCATCTGTGATTTTATGTTCCAGCTCTTTTGCTTGCTTGTCATACTCAGCATTAGCATTATCTACAAGCTTCTGCACTTTTGCCTCGTATTCTGCATCATAAGACTTCATTTTCTTATCGACAGAATCGTTGACCATTCCCGAAATAGAGTCTGCTAAAGTTCTGGCAACTTCACCGAACCCGATGCTGACAAGTTTGATGCTCATTGGATTAAACTTGTATTTCGTAATCTTTTTTCGCAAATCTACATTGTAGATCTCGTGGAAGAGACTCACGATATCAAACATGTGTACTGGTTGGTCCGCCTGGCCTACAACGTCAATCTCAAGACTTTCTTCGATCATGTCACACAGAGTTTCACGGAAATAGCGCTTGCCATATTCCTCAAGCGTTTTTTGATCCACAACATCCTGATCTTGTACTTCCATATCTGCTTCGTAGATATGCTTATATTTATTGATCAGTGGGCTATCAATGGTCACGGTTAGGATTTGATCTTTCTTGCCTTCCTCGTGAGCTTCGATAACCTTTTTAAAATGGATCCGTGTTCTCAGTTCTTTAGTGGATTTTGATTCTTGAAACGACTTCATGTTTTTTTTGTAGGCAAACAATGATTCGTTCTCGACTCCACCATGCTCTAACAATCGCACACTGTACTTATCCCGGACAAGATCACCACCCCACTGACCAACGATGGAGTGCTTGTCTTTGGCCAAGGCTTCCATCGCTGAGATATCTTTAAGATTGAGGGTATGTTTTGACATCACGTCAGAAAAAAAGGTGAACGGTGTCTCTCGTTTGAACCCAGCAACAAGCGCATTCATCACTGTTGCTCCGTTTACTCGATCAACATTGATCTTGTTGATAGAATAACCGTTTAACAATGTAGCTACTTGATTGGCATATACAGTGACATATCCGTGCTGCTTCTCGACTTCAAAAATAGTAAAGTACTGCTCTCCATGCAAGTCGTCAGCAACCAATTCTGTTTCTGGAGTTAACAATGCCCATTTTGGATCTGATGTGGGGAATTTAAAGGTAAGCTGATAAGTGCTGTTAGCTTCCTGAACAATTTCGGAGCTATAAGCTTCATTAAGAGGGAAGTTGCCCTCTTGCAGATAGATCATACTTTATACCTCCAATTCCCTTTGATTGTTATTTTTGAAACCGTTCCTGAAACTGCAATCCCAGACATCCCTGGAGCAATTTCGAAGAAACCGCCTCGTTTTCTCAATGTATTTTTCAGATTTCCATTTTTGTCATAGACATTTTGTTTTTTATGGCGACAATCAATTGTTGCTTTTGTATCAATCGTAAGTTGCATGGTTTGCTTCCCGATGGTTAGAGAGACATCGCCATTGCCTTCAATTGTGATGACAGGTTCAGAATATACTGTTCCTGGATTGTTTACTGTGCCGTTACCTGCCAATGTGACTGTAGCGTCATTATTTAAGTAACGGAATGGATGCATCTTTAATTTGATTTCTAGAGTCCAAGCATGAAGGCCATTCTGTTTAAAAGATGCGCTTTGGAAATCAGCATAAAAAATAGAGCCTGGTCTATGACTAAACTCTATTTTATTTTCTTCCGGCTTGAATTGATTTACAATCGTTTCAATTTCACTTGTTTTGACAACGTAGAAGCTTACTGTCTTATCGTACCCATCATAAGCTCCATCGTAGAGATTATAATCTCCATTGGCTCCATAAATCGTATTTGATTCGACCCTTGGTGTCGCTGTCTGGTCTTCTCCAAAATCTGTCACATAGCAGTTTGGGATTGATCCAGTGTCGAATCCATTAATAACCATGTTGAACATTAGATTCCCTCCCTTGCCATGATTTTAAAATATCTTTGATAGCTATTTTGCGCTAAAATATCACCGTCTAGGTATGTTTCTGACGGTTTTTCAAGGATAGCAGTAAGGATCTTTTCTAAACTTGCTCTCAGAATTGCGATCTCAGCAACTATATTTTCACCACTGTAGCTATTTCCGGTAGGATTATCTTTAAACGAAAATTGCTTGCTGGCATTTTTAATTTCTCGCAAGAATTTAGCATCTTCTGGGATTCCGACCCCTGCCGCATATCTCGGAAAACCTAGATTTTTCATCAATCGTTTAGTTCTATCGGCTCGCAATACTTTTGATCCACGAGGTAAGTTAAGTACGACATCCCGTCCATCTGGTATAAATGAGCTTCCGTCTGGTAATGTTACCATTTCTTTATAGACTGCATTTCGCTGGTCATTGACCATTGCGAGTCCACCTTCGTGGAAGTTCGTACCTTTTTCGTGTCTTGGTCCGAAAACACGGGAGAATGAGTTGACCACTTTATTTACTACTTCTGTAGCTGTGATAGTCGTGTGGTGACTTGTTGGAATACCATTGATAGCATTGGTAGCACTGTTCGCAGCATTAACCGCACTAGTGCTATCGCCTGTTATGGCCTTAGTTGGGCTTGGTGTAGCGTTCCAAGCGTTTTGATTATCAATAGCTTGTCTTGCAGCAGTGATCGCACCCGTTGAATCACCTAACTGTGGTTTGACAGGGGACGGTGTGCTATTCCATTCTTGTTGCTTATTAATCGCTTGCTGTGCAGCATTGTTTGCATTGCTTGGATCAGCGGTAATTTGTTTGGTTGGTACAGCAAATCCGTTGTACAAACCTAAAGCGCCCATTGCTTGGTTAGTCCCAAGCGTTACCCCGTCTGGTGTTGCAATTAAATCAGTTTTGTGATCAGTAGGTAGTGTTAAGATGCCAGACATCGCACTAGCAATAGCGCTCTTTGTCTTGTCTTCTGCGTCTAAATTGACAACGTGAGCCATACCAGTAAGAGAGTCAACCGCTAATCTGACACGTTCAGCCTTATCACTCGCAGCGTCCTTTAAGATCAGTTCTTTCTGCTCTGGTGTGAGTGTATTCCAACGCTCAATGATCGCAGTAGCACGTTCACCCGATGATAGGAAGTCGGTATTCTTCATTAGAAGTTCTTTGACTTCTGCTGGCATAGCATTGTATTGGTCCAGCAATGTTTTATTATCAAGGATGGCTTGCATACCTTGATGATTTCCAACTACCAACTCCTTTTCTGCTGGTGTCAAGCTGTCCCATTTACCTACTTCGACCAATGCTTCACCAATTGTCATTTTGGCATTTGTTTCAAGATTGGCATGTTTGAGGATAAATTGCATATTCTCCCAGCCATTCTCGGCCTGCAATGCTTTCGTGACTTCCTCTTGCGCATTGGTCTTAACTTGTCCAGTTTTAGGATCAAACACTAATCCATTCCAGATGTTGTTGGCATCTTTGGTTTCCTGTGACATATTCTGTATACTTTTAGCAACCATACCAGAAGAACGGCCTACGATATCAGCAAACTGATCCGCTTTGGCCATCATCTTATCGTAATCAAGTCCAAGTGCTGCCCAATCCTTGCGCATTTGGTCAAAATACATCTTACGTTGTTCATCGTTGCCAAAATTAAGCGGTACTTTTTCGCTCCATTTTTTTTGAAGAGCAGCATATTCACGGCCAAATGCTTCCATTTTGGATTTATGTTGAACAGTCAACTCTTCCATTTTTTGGTTGTATTCGGCTTTATTGATAGTCCCTTTGTCGTACTCTTCTTTTAAAGCTTTTGTTTGATCTTCATAAAGTTTGATCTCATCTTTCAACCATTTGGCAACGACTCCAGAACCTTTTCTCAATTGGGTCTCATTCAAGTCGTTGATCTGGCCATTCATGGCTTTAATAATCGCTGTGCGCTCATCTGCAGAAAACTTCTGCATTTCCAGTTGTTTGTTGATAAATTGGTTCTCGTAGTCGTAAATGAGAGCTTGTTCTTCACGAGTGATCTTGCGTTTTTTGTCAGACGCATTTTGATAGATTTGGATGATCTCATCAGTCATTGTCTGTACGTTTTTCTTCTGCTGTTCTGCTTGAGCTACAGCACGTTTTTGGACTTCTTCTGAAGCCCCGATTTTTTCAAGATTTTTTTGAGTTCGTTGAAGATCTTTATCAATTGCTTTTTGGAGATCGCTTGAAAGTCCTTGTACACTTTTGCGGACATTCTCGACAGCTTGAGATCCACCATTACCAAATCCGATCATTGCTTGATGAGCGTCATCGATTTTAGCTTTTAATTTTGAAAGTTCTTCGGCCTGGACCTTGTTTACCGAAGTTCCCCATGTCCTTGTCCTCTCGTCTGCGTCTGCCATTTCTTTGGCTACTGCAGCAATCACACCAACAGCAACACCACCTATCAGGACTCCCCAGGTAACAGGGTTTCCAAGTAGTGCGATCCCTTTTGCCAATAAGCCTGTGGAAGCTACTGCACCTTCTGCAGCAGTACTTGTCGCAGTGATACCAGTAGTTGCAGTTTTAAAGGCAGAAGAAAGACTGCTACCTTGTTTAAATAGTTGGAATGTCTTGCCTAAGACAGAAAGTCCACCTCCGACTTTACCGATTCCTTGAGTAAGGAAACCGATGCCTTTAGTAATTCCTCCAATCACTCCGATACCTTTACCGAGAATTGATAAGGCTGGGCCTGCCCCTGCTGCAAGCAATCCCCATTTGATGATATTCTGTTGTTGAGACTCGCTCATTTCGCTAAATGCTTTAGCCATGTCCGCCAATTTTTGGACCCAAGGTTTTGCAGCTTGCAAGCCCGAATTCATTGCTTTCAGAAGCGGTCCACCAAATTCAATTGCTAAATCAGTAATTTGGTTTTTAAAGATTTTTAACTGAGATTCTGTAGTCTCATAGCGTTTTTGAGCTTCAGTAGTAAGAGCCGTATTTGCTTTCCATGCATCATTTGCTTTAACTAATGCTTGATGCATCAATCCACCAGCTCCTGCCAAACGTTGCATTGTGTCAACTTCTTGTGTTGATTTAATGCCAAGTGCTTTCAAAGTGCTGGTAACATCTCCACCACTCTTTTTGATCTGCTCCAAACCATAAACAAAATCAAGAATCGCATATTGCGGATCTTTTTTCCATTCAGCAGCGAAGTCTTTAGCGCTCATGCCAGCTACTTGTGCAAAGCCTTTTAGCTTTTTACCACCAGAGAGTACTTCTGTGTTGATTTTTTGCAAAACACGAGAGAATGAACTTCCCCCTGCTTCAGCATTAATACCTACTGAACTCATTGCGGTAGCAATACCCATGATTTGCGGTTCTGTCAATCCAACCATGTGTCCTGTACCTGCTAACCGCAAGCCCATTTCCATGATCTCAGATTCTGTCGTTGCAAAGTTATTACCAAGATCAACGATAGTAGATCCTAATCGTCTAAATTCAGACTGTGGCATCTGAGTGATATTCGCAAAACGAGCCATTGCGGTAGCAGCTTCATCTGCGGTCATGTTAGTCGATTCACCGAGGTCAATCATGGTTTTAGAGAAATCAACAATGTTTTGTTTCTTAATCCCTAACTGACCTGCCGATTCGGCTACTCGTGCGATGTCTGCAGCACTTGCTGGCATCGTTTTAGATGCCTCTCGAATAGCGCTTGACATCTTCTTGTATTCACCCTCAGTAGCATCAACCGTTTTTCTAACTCCAGCAAAAGCAGACTCATAATCCACGGCAGCCTTAACTGCAAATCCTGCACTTGCAATCAACGGAGCTGTCACACCTTTGGTTAATGTTCCTCCAAAGTCGGAAACTTTCTTGCCAAATTTTTGGATGTTATCTCCACTTTTGACAAGGTTCTTCCCAAAGTTTTCCATTTTACCAAAAAAGCTATTTTCACGTCCAACAGCTTTCAAGGCTTGCTCTACTTTGTAGAGTTGTCCTTCCATCGCTGACAATTTTGCATTTTCTCGCTCAATATCAGCAGCAGCTTTGTCAAATTTAGCAGATCCAGGATCGAGCTTGTCGAAGTTCTGCTTCATTTGATCGAGTACTTTCTTTTGTGCTTCAATGGCTTGTCCTAAAGACTTATATTTCGCTTTGAGGAGTTCTGTACTCTTACCATTGTTTTTCAATGTGCTATCGAGCGCTTTAACATTATTTTGGAAATACTTTACAGCGTTCTTTGCACTTGTTAAGCTAGGATTGAACTTTGACACGTCCAGCCCTAGTTCGATATACATTTGTCCTAGTGGCGTTCCACCTGCCATTTTTCCTCCTTTTACAAACAAAAAAGCCCAAAGAGGCTTTATGCTTCCATTTCTCCAAAAATGTCAGCTAGATCTAAAGACGCATTTTCGGTTTGATCTTTATCAAGATCAATAATTCCGATCAGATCTTCCCAGCTTAATTCCATTACATCATGGACATTCATGTTATATGGTCCATCAGCAACTTCCTTAACGAATTTGTAGAAACGTTTTAATGCGTTTTTAGGATCTATTTTTTCCCCTTTGGGTCCACATCACCCACAAGATGAGCATAGATTTCAGTGAACACTTCAATGATTTTTGCAAAATCAGTATGTTCTAGCAATTGCTCTACTGTCACATTTTCAAATAGTGACGCAATGAAGCCTAATTGTTGATCCAATTTTTCAACTTCTGTCTTATCTGATGTGAGTGAGTCGTTTAGTACAAGGTAATCACGATAATCACGAGTAGTAATTTCTTTACTAGAGTAAAGTACATCTTCTCCAGCATCATTCTTCATGGTAAATGTAATTTTTGACATTGTTTGCCTTTCTATAATTAAAAAAGCACCGAATGGTGCTTATTTCATTTTGTCCAAATTTTATTTAAAAATTCAATTTTATTAACATCATTATTGGCATTGTCTTTGTTCATCGCATAGACGATTGCGATAGTTGCCTTTCCTCCAGCTCTAATCACAACACTTTTTTTAGATTGGACTGCAACAGTGTCGTCATTAGTGATAACTGAGTCGTATGCGAGATAATTTCCTTTATCATCACTTACAAGCATTTTACCTGGATTGATTTCAATATTTGAAGCATCATTATTTGTAATGACTAGCGTTACTGTAACTGGTATAAAACTGTTTGAATCATGTTCCATTGCCAGCATGCCAGACGTTTGTTTTTTGGGTTCGTTGATTGTGATTTGAGTTTTGTCGAAAAGAACTCCGTCCCCAAATTTGTAGCTAGTCAATGAATTCATTCCAAGAACGAAATCATTTGCTTCCAGAAATAAATCGTGATCTACGTTTGATACGTATGTAGAGAGCTTATCTTTTACCATGACAGCTCTGTCCTTCTCTTCCTTTACGCTTTCCAATTCCTTGTGTGCCTTAGAAAGTTGATTATTGGAATTTACGAGCATAATAGCAAGTACGATAGAAACTAGAGTAATCATAATTGTTAATGTTATTAAAACTGTATTTTTCTTATTCTTCATAAAAAACCTCCACAATTTATTATATCAATAATTGCAAAGGTTTACAACGATATAAAGATAAATAAAGGGGCTAAATGCCCCAATTATTATCCTGCTACTGCCATACCGAGTTTTGCTTTCAATTTCTTGATTTTGGTTTCATCGCTACCAAAGTACATTGTACCGTACTTGTTCTTAGTTTGCTCGTCAGTGCTTGCGCCTGCAGCGAATGATACATCTGTTGTAGCAAGTTCCTCAGCTTTTTCTTTGAGCGTACTGAGGTCAATAGCATCCATTGCCAGGTTTCCTTTGTAAAAACCATAGTAAGCTCCACTGCCATCTGCAGTATTTGATTCTAGCAAGATTGCAACGTCTTTTGAAACTGTGTCAGCTCCGAAATCAAGAATACCATCGTCGTCTTCGTAACCTAGAGCTTTAACGTAGAGCGCTACTGGAATATCCAAGAGACCGAGATCTACCTTAACATCTCCAACCCCACGATTGTTTACGTAGTAAGCAATATTGCTTCCGAATGATTTGATAGCATCAGCAGCAAGACCAGTGATTTTTGCGGTTTGAGTGGCACCTTCCCCTTTTTTACCTTGGATAATAAAGAGGTTTTCTCCCTCGGTCGGAGTCTGGTTCCCATCCAAAATGCGAACTGTCAAGCTTTTGAAACCGACTGTCGCTGTACCTTGTTTTTGTTGTGTCATATTAAATTTCCTTTCTAATAATCGTCATACAGTCTGCTCTTTCCTTTATAGGTCCTAGCATCTGCATAGCGTTTGATTTCAGGGATCCATTCATCTAGACCCCCAGCAATTTGATAGAATCCTTGTGATTCCATTACCTTTTCGACTAACCCTTGCAGTTTTTTGCATTCAATACGGTTGGTCGATTCGACATTGATTTGATAAAGAAATGTTTTTGAAAAACTTGTATTGCTTCCCTGGTCACTTTGGATAGGTGGCCCTAGTGGGATAATAACAATACTCGTCTGATTTGTTGGTAAGGTTTCAGGACGCTCAAATGATTTGATAGAGATTTTAGAAAGTTCCTCATCGCTCATCAGAGCATCATATATTTCTGACATCTTGTCTTTAATCATCCAAGCCCTTCTCCTTTCAATTTAGTTGCTAACCTATATTTGAATTTTTCTTTGTTGGCTTCCGAAAATCTTCGAATAACACCGAATCCTCTTGGATGAGCCTTTTTGGCATATCCAAATTCGTTCAAATGCTCCAACCGCCAACGTGATCCGGCACCAAAACCAAGCTTAACCATTGGTACTCCTTCAAAAGCACCCGTTACATTTCCGACTGTTGCGCTTTCAATTGTTTCTCCGGTATCTTTAAAAACTTGTAGGGCGACTTTAAAGTCTTCAAGTGTTTCAGTTGCTGCGCCTTTCAAGGCTCTATTTGCAGATCTTCTCACTTTCGCATCACCGAGCTTTGCTTCTAAATTCCGGATGACTTCATCGAAGCCTCTTAATGTAGCACCACTAGTCATTTGATCCACCAATGACAACAATTAAATAATCACGATTGTCATAATCTGGGCGAACGTCAATGATCTGCCATTTTTTATTTTCTAATCGGTGATCATTCACTTGTACGAAATGTTTATTGTCAGGTTGATAGCTTGTTAAAGGATCTCTAATTTTTAAGGTCATCTTTGCAGTCATTGATTTTCCTGTTGAAATTTCGATATCCTTTAAGCTAGGTGAGTAGATTTTTGCGAATGTATAAAATACTTTCTCAAAGCTTACATCCCGGCCATCTAATCCTTCAAGTACTTTTGAGTTATAAAACTCTATTGGAGTTCTTAATTCACTTGTATTGGTTTCTGGTTTCTTGTATTTAAACTCAGGCTTATTCATCTTCCACAGCTACATCTTCGTTTGGAATTTTCGAAGCTACTAAATCATATTCTTTAACAAAATCAGGTAATTTCTTCATCAATTCGTTTTTTCGATCCTCATCAACTTCAAAAATGTCTCCAACGTGTCGAACGACATTTTCTTTTAAGTCGAAGAAATCTTGGATTGTTTCTAGCACTCTTTTCCTCCTATTGGGTGGTTTTGAAGTGATAATTCAAGGAGTTCTCCTTGAAAATTTGCAAAGAAAAACTCGACCTGATCATTGTACAAATATCTTGCACGTTCCAAAACAAGCTCTTCAGTGCGAGAATCTGACAAATCAAATGCTCCTGTTAAGTCAAGAATTGCTTTTTCGGATGAAACTAACATCCTTGAAAGATTCCCGTCTTCGGCATCATGAAAGATTTTCATCCGCTCCTTGAATGTCCCTAGAAGCGGATGAAATTGTTTTGTTTCTTCCATTTGGTGTCACCACCTATTATTTAATTTTCAATACCCAGACAGCAGCAGTCTTTTCATCGTGAGCCTTACCATAAGCGAATTGCTTAGCAGTGTAGAGGTTCAAGTCTTCGAGAGCATAAGTCTCAGTAAAGCGACCAAACTCGATTCCACCACCTACAAATGCATCGTAACGACCTTTCACGAATGTAGTCACTTTGCCAGCAGTTTGAGCAACTGACTCAGCCAAAATTAGATTATATGGCATTGCAGTTACATACGTTCCTTGAGCGTTTAGGGAAGTATATTGTTTCTTGACATCCCATGCATCTGTTGGGTTGACAACCATTACGACATTTCCTTCAACTGCTACTGGATTGCCGTCAGATTTTACAGAGTGATGTTTGTACACAGCGGTCAACTCTTTGACAACGGTTGCAGAGTCAGCAAATGTAAGGTTCGTAGTTTGGGCCTCTTTTTCTGCAAAAGTTGTTTTATTGCCAGCCGCAGTTCCAGTGAGGGTACGAGAAAGACCAATAGGCTTGCCGTCTCCGTCACCGTTCAAGAAGGCAGCTTCCAAAGCAGCAGCGAACGCTTCTGTGATTTGAGCGGATACGAATGATTGCAACCAAGCTGGACCGAATTTTTCAGAGTCTTTAGGAATGACTACAAATGCAGTCAATTTGTTTTGGATCGCTTCTTCTTCGTTGAAGGCTTGTTTCAGTTGGCCTTGAATTTCACCATTGATCTTGCCCCAAAGAGCTGTACCAGTTTGAGTCGATTTGAGGAATTTAAGGCGGATGCCAGCATTGCGCAAGCCGATGTGTTGCAAGAGAGGGCGAGATTTAACCATATCGTCAAAGATACGGTCAATAGTTTCTTGTGGGAAGAGTTTTTCTACTCCTACAGGAGCAGTTTTGTCGATGTCGTTGAAGAATTCACGAGCTTCAGCAGTCAATTTAGCATCATAAGGGTTCATCGCTGAAACTTCCTCGTGAGCAGCATTGCGAGCTTGCTCCATCATTTCGTTTGTCATCGACTCGATCATTTCATTGTAGAGTTTCGCTTGTTCTTCTTGAGGTGCGCCATTTGCTACAGCGTTCAAGAAGTTCTGACGAATTTCGTTGAATTTGTTAGATAATTTCATTGTCATTGTATTTTTCCTTTCTAAAATGCAAAAAGACCGAACCCTTTCGGTACAGCCTCGTTTGTGTTATTTTCTGGACTTTCTGGAATATTGAATTTTTTCTGTACAAATTCGCTATTTTTAAAAGTCTCACTTGCGATTTGTCGAGCTTCTAGCTTATTCGCTACAAGATCAGCGATTTTATCAACATCAGGAGTCATTGCTGACTTCATTTTGTCAATAAAATCATGTGGAATCATTGGAGTTTCGCTTGCAGCAAACGTAGGAGCAATTTCTCCAGCAAACATGATTCTGTCTGCGAATCCTTGATTTACTGCTGATTCAGCATCGAACCAGGTAGTCTTGTTCATAAGATCCAATAAATCATCCAATGCTTTTCCAGTTTTATCAACATAAGCATTTGCGATTGACTTATTAAAACCTTCAAGTACTCCAGCTTCATGAAGTAGAGTGTTGTGGTCTCCGTCAACTCGTGATGACACGTTGTGGATCATGATTTGAGCAGTAGGGCTAATTTCTACGATATCACCAGCCATTGCGATAACGCTTGCTGCACTTGCAGCAATGCCCACGATCTTAACAACTACTTTCCCTGAGTAGGACCGTAATGCAGTATAAATTTCGCTACCTGCATAGACATCTCCTCCCCCAGAATTGATATGAACTTCAATGTCCTCACCAGTTTCCGGAAGTACTACATTTTTAGGAGCGGTACAGTCCCAACCAAACCAATCATAAAGCCAAGCATCATCGTTTGACACGATTGTTCCTTTAACCTGAATCACTTTCATCTTCTTTCTCACCTCCCTTCTCTACATCCTCACCAAGTTGATAGTTCTTAGTGATCAGAGGCTTGTCGCCCCACGGTACAGCTTCAAGGCCAAGTTCCTCACGGACCTCATTGATAAGCATGGACCCAGAAGAAATCAGCTTGTCAATACTTTGAGCAAGCGAGAATTTGTCTCTTTGCCCTTCACCAACAATAACTAGTCGCTTATTGTCCTTGTACTCGCTTTTACTTAGTAAAGCAAAGTTCAGACCATCGCTCATTTTCTTCACAAGCGACTGGTAGCAATAGCTATTAAACATCTTCTGACTGTTTTCCAGATTAGCCATGTCCCCATGCATCAGCGCAGTGGGAATTCCTAAGATGTCAGCTACCTCATCGTCAAATTGCCTACGCAGCTTCTTGAGTTCATCTACGGATAGATTTGATGTACCAGTAGTGTTTGTCAGCTCAGAGTATTCCATTCCCTCTTGAGCTGGGACAATCGCTACTGTCTTTGTCGTAAATGATTTAAAGAGGCCGTCTGCATATCGTTGCATCTTTTCTCGTTTTGATTCGTCAAAACTTGCATTCGTTCTAGTGCTGAGTACTCCACGAATCTGATTGTTTCGTGCAAGTGCTTCGACTAGTCGGGTGTGTAGTTTTTCATAATCGTTAAAGAGTTGAGTGAAATATTCTTGAAGACGATTGTTGTTGTATTGCAAGAAAATGACTTCATTCATCTTGAATGGTTTCTGGAAAGTATAGTTTTGACAACTCACAGCTGTGAATGTATCATCGAACACAGCATATTTCTGTCGGATGTACGAGTCAGCAATCAATAACTGATCATCATTCGACAAGAAAATTAGTACTTCGTTTTTGGTCAATAAGCGATAAACCGCCTTTTGCCAAAACTCAGAAGCTGATTCATTCTTATTGGGCCTTACATTTAGCAGATAATCCCAATCAGTAGCCTTCTTTTTCCCATTCTCAACAAATTTGAACTCAGATCTTGCAAAGATACGGGCCACAAATTCAGCAGCCTTATCAATCGACAGGCTCTTTAGTTGCAGATTTCCAAAGATCCGCTCCAGCTCATCAAATTCAAAACTTGGTTCTGGAACTTCTCGCTTGAATAAATTTAGCCATCCCAAGGCACCTCCTCCTTTCTAAAATTTTATGCCTACCACCCACCCGGATCTTTCTTTTATCGTTTGAAGAAAGATTTTTTAGAGCGTTTCAATTCCTTTTTGATTGATTCAAACTCTTTATTTGTTTGTTCGACATTTTGACCGCAAATATCTTCATGTCGTTTCACGGACTGGCTTAAAGTATTCAATTCAGCACTGATTGAACCAATCTTGTTCAACAATTCCATATTTTCTTTGCTTACTACTGCAAGCTCACATTCAAGCCCTTGAATCTTTTGTTCAAGTTGCTGTTTCTTCTTCATTCGTTTGTTCATTTTGTTGTCCTTTCTAAAATTCCCAATCTTCAATCACATCAAGAAAGTCTCCAACAGTACTTTCTTGAATGATTTCTCTCTTGTAGAGAGCAGCAATAAAGGCATGGAAGCCGTCAGTCTTTCGTCTCAACGGTTCCTTTTTCAAAAATCTCTTGTTTCCGTCTTTGTCTTCTTTGACAAAGGTATTATCGGTATACCAGAGCATTGATTTGTCGTTTTCAAAAATGAATCTTTCATTCGCAAATCCATCTTCAATGATTGGAGCTACCTTCGACTGTATCGCCCCTGGATTTCGCAAGAATTCATACTCAAAATCAGCTTCTTCCAGCAATGGTTTTAGCAAGTCCATTCTAAATCCATCGGCACAGACAATTTCGATATTGTACAGCTTACGCCACTGAATCAATTTATCAACCAGTAATCTTGGATCTATACTTGGGCCGTCTACGATAGTAAAGAGCCCTTGCTCCTGCCATTCACGGATTGGAGCCTTGATTTTAAACATATCCAAGAATTGCTTTCTGGCAAAACTGTGTTGCTTCCAGATGAACTCATCACCATTTTTAAAGAGTAGTCCCACACTTGCAAAGTCTCTGATGCTTGCGTAGTCAAAACCAGCGACACAAGATCTTCCTGCGAGATCTATGCCAGGGCTTCTCAATGCAGCTATTAACTTTTCACGAGTGGTTACATCTTTTTCAATGTCTGCTTCTGGCAGGTTCATCCGTTTTGTCATAAACTCTTGTCTGCCTGACGGTTCCAATTCCAAATCATCATAGTCGGCTTTCGTTCTAGCTAATAGACGTTTGGCATAGGGAGTTGTTTCGTCAAGCATAGGATTCGCTTTTGGCCAGTTGGTCATATCATCCACTTCTTCCGGATCATCTAATTTGCAGATAAACGGGAAAAAACGGAACTCATCAAGTTCACCATTCAAGATTTTCATTGATTTTTCAATCAACTTGTCATAAAAACCTTCTCTGACGTGTCCATTGGTACCATTGTAGAAGGTGCGAGCGTGGGCAATCTTACCAAGCCCTGACCGCTGGATTTTAACAGCAGAATCATTTTCAAATTGGTGAATTTCATCAAATTCAAGACAGCCATCACGGGCCGAGTCCATTGTCTTCGGGTTATTCGTCCGATAAGAAAAGACCGAGTTGTTCCCTCGGCCTGTAATAGACATTTTTGTTAAATAAAAATGATCTTCCAATCCTCTTCGTTGGACGGTTTCATAAACCTCCTCAAAAGATACTTTCCCTTGCTTCTCCGAATTGGCTGTGATCGTCACATCATAATCTCGAATTGGATATAGTGGGCTGATAAAAAACGCATCTCGACTAGACATAAACCCGTTCTTACCACCACCACGGGCCAAAGTAAGAAGAAATTCATCAAATTGAGGTTCACCGTCCTCTTTCCTGAATAGGAATATAAACGGTGTCAAGAATTTTTGATATTTAGCAAGCGGAAAGAAATTCTTTTCAGTGAACTGAATATATTTTTCGATCAATTCATTGTGAAAATAAAGATCATCCCTTGGATATATCTTTTCTTTGATGATTTTGAATAGCAGTGAGCGTTCTTTGTTGACTTTGATTTTTCCAGACTCAGCAAGTTCGATGTATTCATCAATCAGAGGATGAGAAATCACAATAGATCACTTCCGTCTGATAGTGGTTTCTTCTCAACTGGTGAATTTTCAACCTCAAAGTCAAATGATCGCTCAATCGCTAGTAGCTGATTGCTGGTTGTATTGATTTCTTTGATCAACGAGTTCGCCTTTTGAAATCTTTGTTGGCCGTTGTGGACGGTGATGACTAATCCATCTTGTTTGAGACGTTCTTTCAACTCATACAATAGACGGACCAGGTAGAGATAGCGATGAACTTTCTCATACTGAATTGCATCTTTCTTTCGTGTGCTGAAATTCCCGATTTTGGAAAGTAACTGGTTTTCCAATTCTTTTATATTTTTTTCTGAGTATTCTTCCATGAGCCCCCTCCCCCTTAAAAAATAGTGCTTTGCATTTGGACAATTGACCCCTCCCACCGGTTCCCAGAGACCGATTTTTTTCGATTTTTTTCGACCGGGGGGTCTTTGAATTTTTCAAAATTTTAAATTTTCATCCCCACCATTCGTCAGAACGAAAATTTTTATTTTGCAACTTGGATGATTTGCGAAATTGAAAGCGATGATGTCGCTTATTGTGACACTCCTTGCACAAAGTACGAAGGTTGTCGATATCTAGAGCAAACTCTGGATAATATTCTAGCTCTTTGATGTGATCGACTTCGAGATTATCTGTCGTTACCTTCCCCTCATCTCGACACCAGACACATTCAAAGTGATCTCGACTCATTGCTTTGAGTCTCAGTTGTCTCCATGATTTTGAAAGATAAAACTCTCTGCGACTTTCTCTTGTCGAAACATCTACTTTCAATTCTTAAATCCTCTGTAACATTTCATACTTTCAATTATCTATTTCTGAAATTCATTATATTATTTCTGAAAACTATGTTGTTTTTCTCTCTTGAATTAGACATATCTTATATTCTGTCTGATTCACACCAGCTTTAAAAAGCCAGTAAAATAAATGAATAACAGGTAACTAATAAAACTAATTAGCGTTTTACTCGTTGTGTCTAATTGATAACTATAAATCAAAATTAGACATGGCTTTATCTCGTTGATCTTGTCTAATTCCAATGTACCTCAGCGTGATCGCAGGAGATGAGTGATTAAATAGATCCATGAGCATTGCCACGTCTTTGTATTTCTTGTAGTAATGATATCCGAATGTTTTCCTCATCGAATGAGTCCCGATATTTTCAATGCCACATTCGAGAGCAGCCGTCTTTAATATCCAGTCCACCGTTCTTCTATCGAGTGGTTTGTTTTTTCCGATGCGACTTTGAAACAAGTAATAATGTAGTGGCATGTCTTTGATATATTCTCTGACTTCCTTTTTCAAAGTCTTCGTCATCTTGATCTGTTTCTGCTTACCAGTCTTCTGCTCTTTTATCTTGATATGCCAACCCTGAACATCTTTTACTCGTATCCTCAAGATATCTCCGACACGCAAGCCTGAATTAATCCCGAATAGAAACAACAAATAGTTTCTTTCGTTCCACTCTCTTAAGTATTCCTTCATTGCCTTGATGTCATCTTTATCACGAATAGGATCCACAATGTTCATAGTGTCACCTCCTCTCTCTTCACAAAATAAAAAGCCAGCAACTGCTGACTTGTTTCATTGAGAATACAGGACTTGAACCTGTGTCCCTGGATAATTGTCCAGTATTCTTGCCTTCTGAACTAATTCTCAACCAATTTTCTATAAGGAGACCTCTCTTCGGTTTTACCCGATAATACAATTTTACCACCTTGATTTTAAATTTTTTCCACGATTTTGGACCTATTTTAGACTTTTTTCCAAATTAATGTTGATCTTAGTATTTACAGATAGTTCGTAGATTTTCTTTTCAAGGTTGCTGAAGAATGGTTCGATCACTTCCTTGTAGGCAAGAGACTTACTACAGTGAAAGTATTTGATTGATGCTCCTTCCACAGTTAGAGTCCCATCAATGTATACTTCTTTGATTGCAGCCCATTGTTTTTCTGGTGTCAAAACTTTGATGGTGCTGATTGCTTCTCTGAGCAATTCGAGACGATGCAGTTCTGGATCTGATTCTTTCTTGATGATATCAGCCAGAGCTTTTGGAGTCATTACCTTATTGCTTTTGATTCCTGTATTTGGATCTGTTGGCTTCCAAGGTACTTCAATTTCTTCGATACGTTCCTTGATTTCTTTCTCGAATGGATACTGCTTCAGAGCTAGTATTAAATACCCATATCTGCTTCTTAAATTCATTCATCTGCCTCTTTGATGTAGACTTCCACAATTCCTTGCAAACCTAAACTCTCACGGTAAGCAAGTGCGTCATGTCTGTTTTCAAATTCTTTCTCAATGTATTTAGCTGAATGTTTAGGGTCCTGCCAGCTCGAATGACCATGATACTTTCTAACTACATATAATTTCATTTACCCTCCCTGTTTTTAAAAGCAATCATACCGGCCCAGATTAGGCCAGTGAGCCAGACCAGTGCGAATAGTAAATAGATAAAGTTTTGTAGGTCCATGTTAATTCCCATCTATTTGTTATACAGTGTTACGTTGCTTGAGTGAGTGTAATATACCTCGCCATTTTCAAAAGTCACACGAATACTATCTTGTTCGTCATATTTCGCCCATTGCTTCACTTCACCTTCGACAATTCGTTCGTCAGCTAGTCTGATTTTTGCGTATTTGAAAGTAAAAGTTGTTCCAATAATATCTTTATTTCCACACCCTGATAGTGCTATAAAAGACAAACAAACAAAAACTGTGATCAATAATTTTTTTATCATATTTCTACCTCTTCCTCTTACGCTTCCTTCAAATACTGCTTAAATACCTCTTCATCAAGAACTCCGTTTTCAATTAAGTTCTCAACAGCAGTTTCAATTTTAATCAAACGATTTAATTCTTTATTTGGCAACGAAGCCATAATAATTTCTTCCATCTATTCCACCTCCGACACAGTTATGTTGAACGTGTGACCGTCTAAAACAAACTTTCCATTGCTCCCTAAAAGATTATCATCTGCGATAATTGCTTTTGCTGTATCTACTACAAGCTTTCCTACTTGTAATGCAAACACAAAATCGTCTATTTTGGGCATTTTTCGTTTTTTCATCATTTCACCACTCGGTGGTTTAGGGTAACTCATCCAGAATACTGTATCTTCATCAGTGTCCTCAAAACCAATTCCTTCCCCATAATCAACCCATATATCAGTGTATATCTTTTGTGTGCTTGGATTATAGACAAGGACTTCTTCATCAATTTCTGGAGTTTTGCCTTCCCAAATAAATTCAATGCCATCATGAAAATATTCCTTTTCATCTTCAGCAATATTCCTTGTTGTTAACTTATTCCATTCATAAAGTGCCACAGTTATGTCTGATGTTCTTTTTGCAGTAGCCATTTTTTTCTCCTCGCTTTCACACAACAATTCCTACTTATCCCATATCATTTTAGCTACCACTAAAATCAAAATAGAAATTACTAGGTCAGCTATTGCAGGCATAAAGACATAGAACCAGCCCCAAGAGATTACACCTAACAATTTCAAAGCTATTAATAATAAAGTTAACCAACTAATAAATCCCATTATTTCACCTCTACTCTTTCTCCTGTGAATTTGTTTTCAAGATATCTAAACAGTTCATATTCTCCGTTGTTATACGAATAAACCGCCGTCGTTGTCTCTTCCCACTGACTTTTTGTGTATGGGTATCTGTTTGGTCGTTTCATTCTTTAATCTCCTACCTTTTGTTATTTTTACTACCTAAAAATATCACTATCACCCAGAAGCAAGACCACATTAGGTCTGAAAGTGACTTTAAAAAATGTTCTAATGTCATTCTGCTACCTCCAGCAATTCGTGATTTTCGTAAATGTTGCCTAGAAGATACACATTACAATTTTCAATACAGTCAAACAGGTTATTCCAGACTTCATTTCCTGTTTTTATATCAATTAATTTGAACATACCATCTTTAAAGATAATCTTTGCTTTGCCACTGTCTTCAAATTCATCATAATATGTCCAAAGAATGATATCTTTTTCAAAGAGTTCATCGCCTAAGTCATCCATAAAACCTGTGGATTTAGTGAAAATAACATCTTTAAAATCAAAGCAATCACTTTCACAAATTCCTCCCCAGCACAAGTCGATTTCTTTTGCGTAATATCGAATTGATTCAATGTAGTCTGCAAAACATTTTTCTTCTTTTATCCACGCTCTAAATTTTGGAATCATCTTGCACCTCTTTTTCTACTGTAATTTTAAATTTATAACCATTTATTTTTAAAGGTAAAACTGACCCAATTATAGTTTCATCTTTTATTAAATCAAAAATATTCTCTAAAACCTGCTTGCCTAAAAACAATTGTGTCTCTAAAATATTTTGCTCATTCATCCTTCCACCTCCTCAACTTCAAACAGCGGACTGTCGAACACTTCACCAAACCCAGCTTTTTCTAGCTCTTTGCGGGTGTGTTCTTTTCTGAAGTACCCACTTTCGTTCTTTTCCCCGAATCTCCATGTGCATGATCTCATACCATAGTATAGGTATTCGGATTCTGGGTTTATACCTTTTAACTTCACAATATACCGCTTTTCTTTCTCGATTGTGTAGCCGAACTGGTGCATATTAATAAGCGTTTGTATCGGGTTGTTCCTTCCAAGATCAAGCCAGTTTTTAAAGTCACATTCTTCTTTTGTTTCCCAATTATAGATATAATTCCAGATGTTGTATTCTAAATTTTCCTTACATTCTTCATACCAATCAGCCACAAACTGTGGCACTGTTACTTTCTGCGGTTCGCCTAGTTGTTCGATTAGGTCAATAACAATTTCCTTGTTTATACGTGGTATATTCCATGATAATGAATATTGTAAATTATCTATTTTTTCAATCAACTCTTGTTTATTCATTTTTCGCTCCTTTTCCAAAACCAAGGGGGAATAATCCCCCTCACATTAGTTTTCTTTTTTCTTCAAAGTAAAGGCAAGCGTAGCCATTGAGATACCAAGTGCCACAAGTGACAATCCAATATCTGATCCAGTCGCAGGCAATACCGCTGGAGCGCTGTACGTTTCGACTGGTTCGTCTTGCTTGGTTTCACCCTGGTTCACAACTTCCACTGTTTCCTTTTTAGTTTCAGTTTTAGGTGCAGGAGTGTTTGGTTTGTCTTGTTTTGGTTCTGATTTTGGTTGAGGTTGATCTGCTTTTGGTTCTGGGGTTGGCTTCACTGGTTCGTCTGGAATTTCAAGCTCTGGCGATTCAAGCATAGGAGCTTCATTCGGTACCACTCCGCCAGACCATTCTGGTTTGTCGATCTGCGGTGCATCAAATGGCACCGTGCCACCGTGCCACTCTGGCTTTTCCAAAATCGGAGAGTCATTCGGTACAGTTCCAATAGGTTCTGTGTATTCCGGCTTTTCTCGCACTTCTGGAATGCCAGGGATTCCCCCTTCAAATTCAGGAATTTCAACTTTTGGAGATTCTTTCGGGATCTCGAATGTTGTCTCTGGCTTATTCTCACCGCTTGCATCACCTTTACCACCGACTAGATGAGCCGAACTCTTTGAAGTAGCCCCGTCATTTTCTGCCTTTAACTCAACCTTATTGATTGGGTTAGTTGAATCTTTAACCGCATTTGTCAGCTTGGTCTTATACCAGATATAGACCATGCGATCCAAGCGGTCCATTGTGATTTCAAAGCCATGTTCAGACTTAGACATTGATTTAATCAAGTCCATTGCGCTTCCCTTATCAACCCACGGATCAATGCTGTCCACATAGTTCATGACGAAGTAGTCATCAACCAATTTCTGATTGTCGCTCATTTCGTCAATCAATTTAACGTAGTTCAATGTCTTACGTACATAATTCAAGCGAATCGTCCAGTTAATTGTCGTAGGGTCTTCCTTGTCTTGACTGCCCCATTTCGAGATTAATTCATCTTTACCGATCTCTTGCTCTTTGCCGATTGTCGCAGATACCACTGTACCGTTGAAATTGACTGTGACAGGCTTGCCACTTTCAACCTTATCGGTCCATTTGGCATCTAATTTTAATGACATTTGCTTGTTTAGTGGATGGTTAGCAAAATAGTCATTAAAGACTGTAGTCACCGTTTGACTTGCTGGATCAGTCGAAGCCTTACCGACCACGTTGTTGTCTGGATTGGTTACATCAAATTCGTAAGCCGTCTGGAACGTGATTTCTTCTGGTAAGTTAAATGTGACTTTGTCGCCTTGATTGATTTGCATATCGTCTGGAAAATGCACGTTTTTATACTCTACGGTAAAACCTTGGTACTTCCCTGTACCTTTGCTTTGGTCAATCACGACTTCTGGGTTCTCTACTCGGATAATGTCCCCATCTTTTGCAAAACTTGTTGCATTGCTTCCTCGGCTTGGATCTTCTTCGTTAACTGCTCGATTTCCTTCGACACTTCCAAGATCTCCTGTGTGTTCTCCCTGCGTACTTGAAACAGTCGCTTCCGTTCCGCTTGTGACGTTTCCAGCTTCCGCTGTAAGTCCGATGCTATCTTTTGCGAGATCGCCATTAAGTTCATCTGCTTTAACTCCTCCTGCTGTTGTGATTGCTGCGATTGTTGCTACTGTTGTTAAAATAACCTTTTTATTCATTGTTTTTCTCCTTTTGTTTTTAGAATGGCAAATCACTTTCATCAATGTCCATCGGATTTGCATAGTTAGGTGGCATCTGTTCAGTCATACTGTTCTGGTTGGCAGTGTTATCACGCTTTTCCAAAACTTGGAAACTTTCTGCGACAACTTCAGTCACATATACACGTTGTCCTTGCTGGTTCTCATAATTTCTTGTTTGGATCCGTCCGACAATTCCCACAAGCATTCCTTTTATTGTCCAATTGCAGAAGCGTTCTGCTTGTTCTCGCCACATCACGCAGTTGATGAAATCTGCATCATACTCATTATTTGCATTCTTGAAATTGCGATTGCATGCAATATTAAATTGTGCTGTTGCAATATTGCTAGGTGTGTAGCGTAGTTCTGCATCTCTGGTTAATCGACCAATAAGAGTCACATTGTTGATCATTATTATCCTCCTACATTGTTCATTTCAGCAGCTTCTTTGACTGCTTCAGCTTTCTTTCGTTCCTGCGCTTGGTACTCCCGATTTAATTTGTTTAGGATTACCTCTTGTGCAGTGTTTTGTTCAGCGAACCGCTGAATACTTAATTCATGCTCCTGAATGGTCCACTGCATATCCTTGATTGTTTTTTCTTGTTCAACCAATCTGGAGTTGAGATTGATAGCAATCACTAATGTAATTCCTGCCAATAAAACCAAGTTGATGATTAGCCATTCGATTTTACGTTTCATCTTCGATTACCCTTTCTAATTTTAGATGTCCTGCATTTCGTCCCTGTTCGTTTAAGTGGATGTAATATTTGAGTAATGCACTATCTTTTCCAGTAATTCTGCTCAATTCTTTTAAAGTCCCTGTACAGATATACTTATCACGATCATATAGCATGTAATCAGCAAGTTCTTCCGGATCGCCCATCAATGTTTTTTCCTCAATACCGAAATACTCACACAATTCTTTGATATGGTTGGGTTTGATGTCGTCTTTCGTGATCCACTCTTGTATCGTCTGTTCACCACGATAAAGATTTCTAGAGAGTTCTTTGCGAGTGAGACCTTTCCCTAAAATCAACAATTGCAGTTGCTGACGAAAGTGATCCATTTGGTTTTTCGTATAATGTCTCATAACTTTCACTCCTGCTTAACAATCGCTGTCTTTTCGAGATCCTCACGCTTCAAATCTGCGATGAGCCAGTCTAAGTACTTCTTTGCCTTATTTAGGTCTTCCAATCCGTTTTTCTTTTGATAGCGACAAAGATACTTGATGACATTTCCCCAGTAAAATCCCCGGACTTCTTTTGGTCCTCCAGCAAAATTGCGAATAATGTCAATTGATTCAAGACCATATTCCCCACAGTAGTGATTAGGTTTATTTACTTTGTCAAAACCGTTATTTAAAATTTCTTCTGTCATTTTAGTCGTTCCTCCTTAATCCAAACACCATCCACTAGTTTTCCTGTTCGATCTTTGATTTCTTCATAAGCGATATTCAAGCACTCAACGAAGTCATAATGTAGTAATGCTGAAATTCGCATCAATTCATAAACAACATTTTTTAGTTGGTATGATTGTCGGTTAAAATATGCTGCCAATGATTGGTCCATCATTAAGACGAAATAGTCTTCTGACTTTGCTGCCTTGGAAAAGACGAATGTATTATTTTCTGGGAAAATTTCTTCTGTTTTGATTCCTAACTGTAACGTCAAACCAATCAATACAACAGTGATGTCTCCGATGCTATCTTTCGTTACAGCCTCATCGTTCTCTGCTAGTCCTCGTGATAGTTCACCGATTTCCTCATACAATTTCAAAAATTGCTTGTTTGGATCTTGCGTTTGCAAATTTCGGTCATAAAACCAACTCTGAACTTTTGTGATCAAATCTTTTAATTGTTTATTTTCCATCAATATCTCCTGCTTTCTGTATTCTCTGGGAATTTATAAATATGTTTGCTTGCGCCCTTGAAGATCCGGTCAGCAAGGGCCTTGTTGTAAATTGTTTTAATATCGTTGCTCGATAAGTTTGTGTTAAAAAATGTTGTTTGACGATTGTCCAAGATTTTAAACAGTACTCGTTGTCTCCACTCATTTGCTTCTTTGAGGCTTCCGCTCATGCTACTTTCTTTTCCTAAATCGTCAAAAAAGAGAAAATCAACATTGCTTAGTAGATTCACAGCATGACTTTCTGTGAAGTCTCCTCGATTATTGAAACTTTCTTCAATTTTTGAAAAGAGCGCAGAAGTCGAAACGAATAGCACACTCTTTGGTTGCTTGCATTCTTTAAATTTTTCATTTAATGCTTTAGCTATTCCAATGGATAAATGGCTCTTGCCAACTCCTGGAGGACCGCTTAAGATCACATTTCCTGTTTCGTACTTCAGATAATCTCGCAACATCCTTTTTGAGAAGTTCAAAGCTTGTTCACACCGCTTATTTCCAGCATCGTAATTATCAAGTGTTTTATCTTCCAACTCCTTGGAATAGATGCTCTCACGATCAAATACTTTGTATGTATTCGCCAGAATGGACTGGATAGCTGCTTCTTGCTTTAAGTGTTCCTGAAATTTATTGATTTCTTCTTTTTCGCATTCTGGACAAATGTCAAGCGATTTCTGGGATCCATCAATCATGACTTTTGCAGTGATCATCTTGGATCCGTGCTTATTACATATTTTTGGTTCACTAGTTGAACCTACTTCATAATCCTGATGCATTAAAACCCTAACCTTTCGTCTTGCTGGTGAGTTGATGCACTCGAAGGCATCTTCTGATTTAAGTATTTTTCAAACTTACTTGCATTAAACAATGTATCTGGAGTTAAATACTTGGACATTTTGGAATCATTCTTCCACTCAAGAGTTTTTACATCAATAACATGTTTAAAATCATCTATTGAGTAATTCTCACTTAAACGACCATTAATTAATCTTTGAGTGGATTTGCTAGTAGGTTTAAAATGAGATCCTGTTTTGTCATTTAGATATTTGATAATTTCATCATAGACATCAGATTGAGCTTTTTGCTCCTTATCTATATCTATATCTATATCTATATCTATATCTCCGTTGCCTTTTGTTGCAGTGGCGTTGCATTGCAACGCTTTTTGATTCTCTCGATGCTTGCGAGACCTACGGGTACTTGCTGTTTCGCTTCCTACCATTTCAGGAACTTGCTCTAGATTAAACTGGTAATTATCTGATGTAGTCAATAATTTCTTTTTCGTTAAAAACATCAGTGTCAATCTGATTGCTTCTGGATCTTCATCTATTAAGAGAGAAAGTTCTTCAGCTAGATCCTCTGCCAATCCCTCAAAATATAGTTTCCCTTGTTCTGCTAAACTTGCAAGCATCATTTTCAGGTAGATGATTGTGATTTCTTCCCCACCTGGAAGCTTCCTCATGAGCTTCATTTCCTTCGAGTTAAAAAAATCGTCTTTCAATTGTAGCCAATAGTACCTCCGATTTTCAGTTACCATATTAAGCCTCCGCATTTGAAAATTTTGCATATTCCTTGTGGAAAAACAGCTTGACTGTCCCTAGACTGCCATGTCTATTTTTCTCAAGAATTAGTTCTGTGACATTATCAGGTTCCTCCTGCTCTTCACGATTGTAATAAGCTTCTCGATAGAGAAATGCTACTATGTCAGCATCTTGCTCAATCGATCCTGATTCTCTCAAATCTGAGAGCACAGGTCTTTTGTCGTTTCGCTGTTCAACCCCACGAGATAGCTGACTCAATGCAATTACCGGAACTTTCAATTCCTTTGCTAATATCTTCAACTGTTTAGATATCTCAGACACCTCTTGTTGTCGATTTTCTCGACCTCTACCAGTAATTAGCTGGAGATAGTCGATTACAATCAATCCAAGACCACCAGTTTCTTGAGATAATCGCTTGGCTCTGGATCGAATCTCAGCGATTTGAATTCCTGCTGTATCGTCAATATAGATTTTTCCTTTTGCAAGTTGCTCTTGTGCCAGGATCATCCTGCGCCATTCGCTTTCAGAGAGATTACCTGTTCTGACATGGTACGATGGAATCAATCCTTCGGCTGAAAGCATACGCTCTACAAGACTTTCAGCCCCCATCTCAAGGGAAAAAATTGCCACTGGTTTCCCTGCTCTTATTGCCACATTTTGGGCAATATTAAGGGCAAAAGCTGTTTTCCCCATCGCTGGCCGTGCTGCAAGAATGATCAGATTGTCAGTGTGTAGACCAGTCGTGATACTGTCAAAATCTGTGAAGCCTGTTGGTGTCCCTGTTACATCACCAACACGCTGTGAGCGCTCGTCAATAATTGTCTGTGTGGAATCAATGACATCGATGATTGAACGGAAGCCAGTTTGATTGTTGTTTGCTATATTTGACAATGCTTGCTCAGTCTGAACGAGTATGTCATTTAGGTCTGATTGACCATCATATACGTTGGCTATTGTTTGATTGAGGTCTTCAATAACTTTCCGTGCTCTCGCTTTTTCGGCTACAACCTTAGCATAATGCTCAATGTGAGCACTGGTTGGTACAGCATTGATAAGACTGGCTAAAAATGCCATCCCACCGATTCTGTCAAATTCGCCTATTGAATCAAGTGCTGATTTAACTGACACGGGGTCGATTGGTTCTCCTTTGTCTGCCAAACCTTCCATGATTTCAAAGACAATGCCATGTGATAGTTTGTAAAAACTTTCTTTTGTGAGGTACTCAGAAGCAATGAGGATCTTATCTGGATCGACAAATACTGATCCGATTACTGCTTGTTCAGCAAGAATATCGTGAGGCAGGATATTTGTTTTTTCTGCCATTGATTAATCCTTTCGATATTTGATATAATAAAAATAAAAATGATTGGAGTTTAATATGACTTCTCAAAATAACAACGATATGGAATTTAATCATATTCCAATTTCATCAGATACTGGTGATGCTTTAATTCAACCTGCCGCATCATCAATTGGGAATGCTTTAGGAACTGTGTTGGATGGCATCTTCCATGTTGTTTTGGATCCAGTGCGCAGATTCAACATTCAAAAAGAACACGATTTAAAACTCTTTCAAAAAGAAATTCAAGAAGAGGTTAATAAAATTCCTATTGAATATAGAGATGATTCTAAAGTAGGTATTGTTTTAAAATCTATTGAGGATTCAAGATACCAATTGAATGAGGTGGAGATTAGAATTTTGTTTGAAAAATTAATTTCTGCTTCTTTTGATAGTCGTAAGAATGCCAATATCACTCCAATTTTTAGTACCATTCTCTCTAATATGACACCTAAAGAAGCTAAATTGTTGGAGATGATTTATAAAAATCCATATAGTGTAGTCACAATTTGCAAACCAAAAATTGTAAATAATGATACATCTGCTAGTAGAATTGCGGGAAGAACTCACTTATTATTTAAATCAGAATGGTCTTCAAGTTATGATTTGGAATTAACTATTTTAAGCTCTCATAATTTGATAAATGTTCATGAAGGTACATATCTTACACATGAATTATTTTCTGTTGACTACGAAGAATACAAAAAATATCTAGATGAACTTAAGCCACATTATGAATTAACAGCAAATGAAGAACTAAGTTTTGAGAAGTCTTACGTATCATTGACAGAACTTGGCCAACTATTTTGTGATATTGTTTTTGAGGATTAATATCTTTTTGTCAATTCTATCTTCCATTTTCTTTAACTCGTTTACTAACTGTTTTGAATACAACTCTAATACCACTAATGTTAAAAAAAAGCTGATAATAATTGTTAATAACATTTAATCTCCTTATCTACGATATCCGAAACGCATTGCTTGTCGAGCTTCTTCGATTTGTTGTTTTTCCTTAAGGAACTTTTTTAATTCCCGTTTTGACTCTTTGCATCGCTCACTAATTGAGCTGATGATGATCATTTGAAATAGGACCACAATAATTAATACTCCGACTAAAATTTCTGCTAACATGTTAATTCCTCCAATATTCTTCTAAATCCACAGCCATGATTGCTGCTAGGTTCTTTTGTTCTGTCAAAATTTGGCGCTTATAAGGGGCCAATCCTTCTTCTCGTTCTTCTTGTGTTTTCGGTATGTAATATCCGTTTGGTTTTTGTTTTTTTGCAACGATCGGATGTCCGAAATTCACACGCAAGCTTTCAATAATATTTTCGAGTGTTCTCTTGTCATAATGAAACACGTCTCGAATTGAACTTGCTTCAATTGGCAGTTCGTGAGTTGCCTTATTTTTTAATGTAGTTTAGGACACTTGCCTCTGCGGCTGTCATGTCACGAGATATTGTCATGTATACCTCCAGTGTGTTATAATTGTTTTAGTAATTTTGTTAAGCGCCTGATTTCTTTCGGGTGCTTTTTATTTTTGCATTGACCGACAAAACCGCTGAACATCTTCCAGATTGTAAAGGTATTTCCCACCTTTCCCGGATTGTTGGAATTGAAATTTCCCTTGGTCTCTCCATTCTTCAAGTTTTGTTCTTCCCCAACCAGTGGACGCTTGAAGTTCTTTAATGGAGACCCATGTGATCTGTCTTGATGTTCTTTTTTTAGCTTCATCTAATGCTTTGATATTTAATTGAACCAGCTCTTCAAATAGTTTATCTTTGAACTCTGGGCCAAATAGTTCCAATACCATCTATCTTTCCTCAAATTTTTCCCATGATTCAGAAATTCGCAATTTCTTATTTATGCGCAATTTCAAATCATCACTGCCTTTTCCGTTCTTGAACATCTGTGTAATCATTGCTGGGCTAACCCCGACCACAGTTGCAAGATCAGAACGAGTCCATCCACGCTTTTGGAGTTCTTCTTCTACAAGTTCATTCCATTTTTTGTGTTGTTGGCTCATGCTGCCTAACTCCTTTCTGTTTTTTGTAACAGTTAAAGAATTAGTTAATTATTTTGTGTATTTACTTGACTTGTTTTAGTGTATCTGCTAAAATGAATGCATAGTAAAAAGACATATTTAAAAACATTTTCTTTCTAAATGATACCGCTCGCCAAAGCTATCTTTTTTTAGAAGTGTTTTATATGTTGTTTAACTAACTCTTTAACTTTACAAAAACTATTTTAGCGTATACGCAAGAATTTGTCAAGTATTTTTTTGCGTATTTACTAAATATTTTTTGTCAATTCACTAGAAAGGTTGATAATTCAATGTTTTCGACATTTGAAATTATTAAAGAATTGGCTAAAAAGCGGGGAATTTCTCTAAATCAATTAGAAGAAAAACTAGGGATTGGGAAAAATTCTTTGTATGGCTTGAAAAGAAATCAGCCATCTGCTGAAAGATTGCAACAAATTGCAGATTATTTTGATGTGTCCATCGACTACTTGCTAGGACGCACGGAGAATCCAAATATTGCAAGAGATGGTGATGCTTCTGCACCATTAGACCTCAGAGACATCGCTGCTCAATCAATGCTTTTTGATGGGAAACCATTGTCTGAAGAAGATATAGATTTCATCACAGCGGTTCTTGAGGCACACTTAAAGAATAAATAGAGGTGCATTTTTATGACTGTGAAAGAGCTTTGTGCTAATGAAGGAGTGAGCTTGTGCTATTTTGATGGCAGTGAGTGGCACAGCCCCGGATTTTTCAATCCTGTTTTGAACATTTTGGCATTAGATATAAATTTGTCTAACGATGAACAAAAACAAGTTGCTCTTCATGAACTTGGTCACAAAGAACACACTCCTTTTCAATACGAATTGAACAGGGAGCTTTGCGAATTACAAGCAGATAGAAGCATGATTCATCACTTGCTTGAAGAAGAATTGAAGTCAATGGATGATGTAAGGGATTTCAACTATCTGCATTTTATGGAAAAATACAGTCTAAAGACCATCGCAAGTGAAACGATGGTCAAAGACGAGTATAATTCACTAATTAGTTAGAAAGGAGAAAAACAATGGCTATTTTTGGGAAGAAACACGATGAATCAGAAGAAATTCAACTCTTTGAATCTACTGAAAATGAAAAGACATTTTTCTTTGCGAATCAAAAAACTCTTGTAAGAATTGATGATCATTTCATTCGTATAGCTAGACAAAACACAATCAGCAATGCTTTGTTGCAAGGACTGGATGGGGAAAAATCTATACTACTATCCAAGATTACTGCTTACCAATTAAAAGAACCAGGTAAAACAGTAGGCTATCTTCAATTGATTTTCCCTGGCAGTATTGAGCCAAAAGGTGGAGTATTTGATGCTGTGAAAGATGAAAATACAATCACATTCAATAAAGAAGATAAATCTAAAATATTAGAAATTAAGAATGCCATTGAGCAGGCATTGATAAATAATTAATCAAACAAAAAAAGCCCTGCACTCGACATTTTGGGGCGAAGAGTACAGGGAAATTGTTAAGGCGTAAAACAGGCTTGAATAAAGCCCTTTTTACTATGCCTATTTTACCAATAAACGAGGGAAAAGGCAATGGAAATTAAATCTTACAAAAAGAAAAATGGCGACACAGCCTATAAGTTCAGGGTCTATGTTGGTAAAGAAAATGGAAAGGACAAGTATGTAAAGCGTCAGGGCTTCCCGACAAAAGCTAAGGCGAGAGCAGCACTTCTCCAACTTCAAGCTGACCTTGAAAATAGCGAGGAAATCACTGTCAAGGAAATCACTTTCAAGGAAGTCACTGAAAAATGGCTCAAGGAATATGCTGACACAGTACAGGATAGCACCTACATCAAGACTGAAAGGAATATAAAAAATCATATTTATCCTGCGTTTGGTGATCAAAAAATTTCTTCTCTCACTCCTCTTCAGGTTCAGGAGCAAGTCAATGACTGGTCCAAAAAACTTGTTTACGGACGTAAAATGAAAGGCTTGATGAATAACATATGTAAGTACGCTATCAGACATGGCTACATCTCAATCAATCCGGTTGAGAGTGTAACAACGCTTGTCAGAAAACAAGTAGATACAGATAGCGATTTTTACGATAAGGAGGAACTGAAATCTTTCCTTGAATTAGTAGACCAAACAGATGAACTAAGAAAGAAAGTCCTCTTTCGTCTTCTGGCCTTCACAGGGGCTCGAAAAGGGGAGGTTTTAGCCCTCAAATGGGAAGACTGGACCAATAACACTCTGAGCATAAACAAAGCCATTACGAGAGGATTTGACGGGGAATCTGTCGGTCCTACAAAAAACAAAAGTAGCAACCGATTGATAAGCTTGGACGAAAAGACAAGTGAACTACTCACAGAGTGGAGAGAAATGAATCCTACTACTTCTTTTATCTTTGAGAATGAATTTGGAAAACCAATACCAGGAACGCTGCCACGGAAATGGTTACAACAAATTGTCAAAGATTCGGATGTGCGTCCTATTAGAATCCACGGTTTCCGACATACACATGCCAGTCTATGCTTCGAAGCTGGAATGACACTCAAACAAGTCCAGTATAGACTTGGACACTCGGACCTAAAGACAACCATGAACATCTATACTCACATCACCAGAGAGGCCAAGGATGATATTGGTGAGAAATTTGCAAACTATATTGATTTTTAGACAAATAACATAAAGACAGACCCTTTGGATAAAAAAGGGTCTGTTTTTGGGTCTGCCAGTTTCAAAAAGGTTCAAAAAGGAATAGAAAGTATAAAACAAAAAACGTTGTTTTTACAACGTTTTAGAAAGTTCTAGAAAGCTTTAGGAGCTATATATGGAGCCGGTGGGAGTTTCTGAAAGTCAATCAATTCGCTGTTTTTAGCTTTTTGGGTCTGTTTTAAGGACTGCTTCTAAAACTTCACAACTTCATTGCTCACATTGCTAGTTTAGCATAGCTTTCGAGAAAGTTCAAGTTTTATTTTTTTCTCTTGGACGCAAAAGGAAGTTATTTAATAGGAAAAAATCTTTTATTTTTTTTAAAAAAGTTGATAAAACCTCTTGACTTTATGTAACTTTAGTTGTATAATATATACATAAGGTTAAGGAGGAAACCTTAGACAAGGAAACTAAAGAAAGGAAAAATAAATGTTAAGGCGAAGAAAAAAGCCAATCAAAGCTAAAACGAATAAGCTAGTAGTCAAAATCAACTTGTTCATCATAAGCATTGAGTGGCACATCGAATTCGGATAGTGAGCAATCACTATCCGCCCCTAATAGGGGCTTGCTTTAATTATAACAGGTATCAGGATGAAAGTAAAATTTAATGTTAAAAAAACCACAGCTAGAGAAAAACTTGAGTTTATTTTAGGGCTTCTGTTGATCGTAGTGATCATTTGGTTTTTTGTGAGGTAAATATGTTAGTTGATATCAATGCTATTAAATGGCTGCTAGAAAATGCCACAGCCTATTCTATTAGTAAAAATTGTGGATTATCCACCCAAGCTGTAGACAAATATAAGAATGGTATTTCTGATATTATGAATATGCGTTTGAAACACGCAATTAAAATGACAGAATACGCCAATCAGTTAAAAAACAAAAAGTGATGGTTATTTAATCATCACTTTTTTGATCTAAAGACCCATTGCTTATAGCACAGAATCAAAAAAACATAGTCATTCTATTGAGGTTATAACGGACAATTTTAAAAATGTCTATTAGAACAGAAAAAGCCCCTCCAAAAAAGGAGGGGTTAAATTATCCTATAAAGTCTCTGGCCACGGGTCATCTGTGATATATGACATATCAGTAAATCGTAAATCTCCGATGTCTCGGTCAGTAGGCACTGGATCATCAAATTGTAAGCGTAGCTGGTTGCCATCACCCGGTCCGCCTAAATAAAAAGTGCCAAGGCGCTTGCCCTTGTCGTTCGTCATAACGCCCAGTTTTGAGCTTGTAGCACGAAATCCGACGGGTATACCGCCGACGTTTAAGATCACCACGTTACGCTCACGGTCTGACCCTTGAGGAATGTAGCTGGGCGCACCTCGTCTCACGATTCCAAACCAACCCCAAGAAAGGCCACCGAAGCCGATTTCAACCGTAGAGTTTATACGTCTGAATTCTACGTAAGCGTTGTTTTGACTCGATGAAATTCTTGGCTTGTGTTTGACATCGCCAAACAATACAGACCAAGCGTTAGAGCCAGTT